TCTATGCTAATGACAACTCTAGATATATAACACTCAGTGATGCGCTTTCAAGCACAGCGAATGAGGCTAATGAGCCAATCGAGAATAACTATGGGGCAGGGATTGAAATATACGGTGGCACTGCCAATATTCAGGCAGATGCAACGGCAGACATTAGAAATGCCGCCGCACTTGAACTTTGGTTTAAGTGGAATGGATCACCATTATCGAACTACGTGTTCGATGCCCGAGGCGCGGGGGATGATTCATACCTATGGGTCAGCGGTTCTGGACAGATGGGTTTTGCAGGACAGACAGCGGTATATGTAAATGGAGTGGCCATTACGGCTGGCACATTCATTCCGGCCATAGGTGTCTGGTACCACATTGTATTTGTATTCAATGCACCACACAACTACTACATCACACTTCCAAGCACTGGAGCAAAGAACTATGGAGTAATCAACTCCTTAGGACAGGAAAGCGAGTATAATCACTAACATGAAGAATGTAAGACGTAGAATCATAGAAGAAACCGATCTTGGTCTATATGGCTGGATGATCGATGGAAAACTCGTTGGAGATGACGAGGGTAATTACCTTACCGCGCCCGCACAAAAGGGTGACGTTAGGGTTATCAATGCACTCCGAAATGCTGTGTATGGGTACCTGAGAGATTTGGGAATGGAGCCTCAGGGAAAGCCGGTCTTTCTTGCTGGTAGGCGACAGGTAACCGATGAAGAATTCGAAGAGCAGATTGCACGACAGAAGTGGGGCCTAATCCCTGACCCTATGGACGTTCCTGCAATGAAGGAAGAGATTAAGTACAACGAGAGGTATAACAAGTGACCGAGCGTAAGGTGGTTGTAGATAACGAGGGCGGAAGGGAAATCGATGATGACTATGCAGCACAGCGGGTTATTGTCGGAAAGCATACAGAACGTATGCTTGTAAGTGACTCAGATGACCCATTTGCACAAAGCGTGGAGGTCTTCAAGACCTTCGGCGGTGTTACTCCTGCCCTAAAGAAGAAGGCCACTCGATCATTCCAGAAGGTACATCAAAGTGCTAGTGGAGATGCAAAGTCTACCAAGATTGAACATGAGAAGGCCGATGGCTACAACCTATTTGGTGTAGTTACGCCTCCATATAACCTAGAGTATCTTGCAAAGTTGTATACGGCATCATCACCACACTATGCCGCTGTCAATGCTAAGGTGGAGAACATCGTTGGACTTGGCTATGATTTCATTGATTCTCACAAGACAAAGCAACAGTTTGATGCTGCCACCAATGAGAAGACCATCAAGAGGATGCGCCAGAAATTGGCAGAAGCCAAGAATCAGATGTTCGACTGGCTAGATGATACCAATGAAGAAGATGAATTCGAAGAGACGCTTCGCAAGGTATACATCGACTATGAATCAATGGGCAATGGCTACATCGAGATTGGTCGCACAGCGAATGGTCAGATTGGGTACATTGGTCACATCCCCGCAACAACTATGAGAGTCCGTCAGGACCGAGACGGCTATGTTCAGATTGTGTCAAACAAGGCTGTATACTTTAGGCAGTTCGGCAAAGATACACCAAATCCAATCAGTAATGCTGAGCCAAACGAGGTAATTCACCTAAAGAAGTACAGCCCACTGAACTCTTACTATGGAGTGCCAGACATCATTGCAGCACTACAGGCTGTATCTGGAAATGAGTTTGCAGCGAGATTCAATCTCGACTACTTTGAGAACAAGGCTGTCCCACGCTATGTTGTTGTAATCAAGGGTGGCCAGTTGTCATTGGGCTCTCAGCAACAGATCGTAGAGTTCTTTGAAACTGGACTAAAGGGCAAGAACCACAGAACACTATTCGTCCCGCTACCTGCTGATGAGCAAGATCGTAAGGCCTCATTTGAAATGAAGCCGGTCGAGGCGGGTACACAGGATGCTTCCTTTGTTAACTACACCAAGATCAACCTACAGAATATCCTTATGGCTGAGAAGGTGCCAATGACAAAGGTCGGATTGGCAGAAGGTGTCAATCTCGCTGTCGCTCGTGACGCAGACAAGACTTTCAAGGAGCAGGTCTGCCGACCAGCACAGAGGGTTCTTGAAAAGAAGTTGGGCAAGGTATTCGCTGAAAAGAGCGACCTGTTCAGGTTCAAGTTGACAGAATTGACACTTACTGACGAAGACACTCAGAGCAAGATTGACGAGCGCTACCTACGTATGCAGACTCTTGTTCCTAATGAGGTTCGTGCTCGTTGGGGCAAGACTGGAATTGAAGGTGGAGACAAGGTTGTAGACCTAAAGGCTCAGGGAGCCGCTAGTGAAGCAGCAGCACAGGGCAACCGCACGCGGGATGCTCAGAGAAGCGCCAACGCTACAGATAGCGCTGGCGAAGGACGAAATGCGAAGGGAGACGGTCGCAAGCAAGGATAATGTGGGGGGCTTAGGCCGGGGGTAAATGATGCTAGAAAGATTCAAAAGAGATATGTTCAGGCCGATCAACACTGCGGCCATTTCAATCATGGGCTTTTTCACGATCCTTTGGGGATTTTGGGTGGGAAACCCATTTTGGAGCGTCTTTGATCAGGCAGACCTATACTCATTCATGACGGTATTTATGCCTGAATGGGCGTGGGGCCTGTTGGCTGTAACGGTTGGAGTCACCATGGTATATGGAGTGTTGCAAAATTCTCTTAGGAAGTTGCGCGGTGGAGCACTGGTTGGATTCTACTTCTGGCTATTCGCATCACTAAACTTCTTCCTCGGAGACTGGCAGAATACCGGAGGCATCACATTGCTCATGATAGCACTTTATTGTGGCTATATTGCTCTAAATCTGCATATCAATAGAAAATCATTCGAAGTTGACCAAGAAAGTTTTGCATTTGAAAAAGATGAATGATAGTATCTGAATATGAAGATTGAAAAGGCAACATGGAATACAAGCGCGGACTCAGTTCGCCTAGCCATGCCACTGACGAAGATCGATGAAGAGAAGCGCCAAGTATCTGGTTTCGCATCTCTTGATAATGCAGACTCACACGATGACATTGTTCTCGCAGATGCGTCCGCTAAGGCATTCTCTCGTTTCCGTGGCAATATCCGTGAAATGCATCAGCCTATCGCAGTTGGCCGAATGGTTGACTTCCGCGAAGACGAATACTATGACTCAAAGACTAATAAGTTCTATCGTGGCATCTATGTAACGGTAAAGGTTTCTAAGGGTGCCCAAGACACTTGGGAGAAGGTTCTTGACGGAACACTTACAGGATTTTCTATCGGTGGAAACATCATCGACGCAGAATCACAGTTTGTCAAGGATGCAAAGAAGTCAATTCGCTTCATCAAGGACTATGAACTTATCGAGTTGTCTCTTGTGGACAACCCAGCCAACCAATTGGCAAACGTATTCTCCATTGAGAAGACCGCAGACGGTCAGGTGATGAAGGGTATGGTTGCTGACACAAAGACCGAAATCACCTTCTATTGCCCGGAGGATGAAATTGCAAAGACTTCCAGTCAGGAGTCCATCGAGTGCCCATCATGTGGAAACTCAATGAAGGACATTGGCTGGTTTGAGTACGCGACTGATTCTGAGAAGGCTCAGAAGATGGCTGAATGCGTACAGAAGTATCTTTCTTCAAGCAACACGCAGGAGTCACCTGCAAATAACGAAGGAGGTGTTGACGTGGCAGAAGATACAGTAGAAAAAAATGCTGTGCCAGAAGGTCAGGGCGAAATTCCAGTCGGTGCGGCTGGACAGGCTCAGACTGAGGTAGAGTCATCTGTTGAAAATACAGAAGTAACTGAGGTTCCAGAACCGGAGGCTCAGGAGACAGAGGCGGCTGCGGACGTTTCCGAGGTTGAGAATGCAGAGGATGACCTTGCGAAGATGTTTGACAACCTAAAGGATGAACTTGTTAAGAGCGTAAGTTCTAACATCGAGTCCGTTAACTCCGCGCTAGATGGAGTTAATGCAAAGTTTGAAGAGTTCTCAAAGGCTCTTGAAAAGAGGTTTGAGGAACTAGACGCTCGCCACGGCGAGTTGTCCGAAAAGTTTGCTGGCCTTAAGGAT